CCGGCCTCGGTGTTGTCGTGGATGCCCTTGCCGAAGGCGAACGGCTTGACCCCGGGCTCGAGCTGCTCGTCGGGGGCGATACCGCCGACATCGGGGTAGCCCCCGACGTGCAGGCTCTTGTCCTGCTCCCGCAGCGATGCAGCCAGTGCTCGGTACTGGTCCCCCACCGGCCCGAGGCTGACACTTACACCGTCAGCGGAGTAGGACGCTTCGCGTGCGTAACGCGCCGCGATGGTATCAGCCAGCGTCGCGGCCACGTAAGCGTGGCTCTCGTACAGCGGGTACCAGGTGTCGTAGGCCCACTGGATCTCCTCATCCGAGACCTGCCACTCACCCGCGCTGTGCGGGTCGGTGTCCTGGAGCAGGAACCTGATCGTGTCCTTGTCCGTGGCCCCGGGCACGTCGTAGGTGTAGGTGGGCATCAGGACTGCTTCTTCTTCGGCTGCTTGTTGCGCAGGTATGTGTACCCGGCTGCGCCGCCCCCTCCTACGAGCGCAGTACCTGTCAGGCCCGGGTGCCGCTCCAGGAACCCGCCTGTGTTCTTGACCCCTTGACCAGACTTGCGACCGATCCCCTTCAGGGAGATGTCGGCCTCTCCGATCTCGTTCAGCTTGCCGGCGATCTTCTGTGGACCGGACGGTACTGGAGGGTGCTGCTGGGCTGCAGCCTTCCGCGCTGCCTTCGCTCCCCGCGCTCCCTTGAGCCAGGGAGACCGTGCCTTGCTGATCTCACCGTGGTCGACTCCGAAGGCGCTGATCATCACATCACCGGTACTGGGAGAGCTTCTTGTTGTCGCCGCCCATGCGGCCTGCCATGAACCCACCACCCGCGACTCCAGCGGTGGCACCACCAGCGGCCAGACCGCCGGCCAGACGTGGACGAGCAGCCATCCCAGTACCCAGCTTCTTGAGTGCTCCGCCGGCCATCATCCCGCCCTGGCCCAGTGCCTTGCGAGCACCAGCGAACTTCACCGGAGCAGCGTGCTTCCCGGCTCCGAAACCAGACGCGCCACGCATCTGGGCAGCACCGGTCCTCCGCAGTGTGTTGCCGGCTCCCGTGGCCATGCCAGCCAGCTTCATCCCAGCTCCACCGAGCGAGAGCTTCTCGATCTCCTGGTACCCGTGGTCGACCCCGAATGCTGACTCCATCACGCCTCCAGGATGCCCTTGCGAGCCTTGTGGCTCCGCTCTACCTCGAGGATCCGCTCCCGGTCCTCAGGATGCTGAGCCAGGTAGAAGTTCACGTCCACCACGTTGTGGTAGGTCGGGTCGTAGGTCTGGTCATGGACAGCTTGGGCCGGCTCCGGTTCCTTGTTGTCGTCAGAGCCCTCACCCGCCGTGGACTCGACTTCTGCCGGATCAGGAGTGGTCTCAGGACGGGTGAGGACATCCAGGTTCACGACCTCATTTGAATCCGGTTCGGTCGGCATTCTCAGCTGGACTCGTTCGCGAGTCAGGTACTCCTCGGCCTGCTCACGAGTCCGGACGTGCTTGTGCCAGTGTCGAGGCTTGTCCACGACCTCTTCCACGATCGGGATCACGTACCGCGAGCGGACCAGGGTCTCGATGTTGTTGGCTTCCTCCTGCGGGAAGTCATCCCCCAGCGAGTACTCCACGCCTCGGTAGGTGAACGGCTTGCAGGCCAGGAACTTGATCTTGTCGTTCTTGTACAGCTGGCTGGGCATCAGGTGGCCCTACGCTTCCCGCCACCGCCACCGAACGGGCTGAACGACTTCGGCCTCAGGCTGCCCTTGTGGGATCCAGGAGCGCGATGCTTGCCGCCAGACCTGATCCCCATCTTGGATGCCATCTGGTCATACATGGGCGAGGACTCGCCCATCCGCTTGCCGCCGGCAGCGGCCTTCTTGCCTGCACCGAACAGACCTCGAGCGAAGTTGCCCACGCCCTTCTCGATGTCTCCGTGATCGACGCCGAACGCTGACTCCATCAGTTCCTCCTTCGTGAAAACGGGCCGCGGGCGAACCCACAGCCCGTCTCTACGAGTATTTGCTCAAGCCACAGCGTTGGCCAGGAAGATGCCCATGTCCTTGGCAACGACCCGCATGTCATACGTCATCTCGCCCTCGATCCGGTCCGCGGCGATCGGCTCCATCCGGAAGTTCTTCATCCGGATCCCGTAGGAGTTGCCGGCCAGGTAGCCGTTCCAGGTGAAGGTGTACCCCGCAGCAGGAGTCATCAGCGACGGCGAGCTCGGGGTGTAGCAGAGCAGCGCCGACTTCGAGTTCGACATGAACCGGTAGGTGGCCGCGGCGTCCTGGGCCCGAGCGTCGTTGATCTCGGCCACGTCGGTCACGGTCGCGTAGCTGACCAGGATTCGTTCCACGTCGAACAACGAGGCGAGCAGATCGGTGGTCACCACACCACGCTGGGTGTACTTGATCCGGTCGATGATGTCCGGGTGGTTCTTGAGCTGGGTGATCGCCCGAGCTCCGAGCACCATGGTGTTCGCCTTGCGCCCGGACTGCTCCACGAAGTTGGTCTGCAGGTCCGAGAACTGCACGATCGGGTCTGAGGCTGGGTCGCTCCACTGCAGGAACTGGCCAGCACCCACGGTCCCGGTCACGCCGGTGAGGTCGGTGCCCCACTGGCCGACCTTGAAGTACTTGTCGTTCCAGTCCAGGTCCCGGCGGAGCAGGAGCTGGTTGGTGCAGAACGTGGTGGCGTCCGAGTCCAGCCTCCAGTTGCTGTCAGCGTTCGCGCGCACCTGGTCGTCGATGTCCTTGTGGACCGCCCAGACCTCGGCGAAGTACTGACCCGTGTCGACCTTCCAGCCCACACCAGCCGACTCGGTGCCCGGCGCACGCTTCTGTGCGTCGGTGCGCCTCCAGTCGGACTTCGAGTACTTCCAGTACAGGTCCGACTGCTTGTTCACCGGCACCCGCGGGAACACCTTGTCCGCGATGAACTGGGACTTGTCCTGCATGTACGCCACGGAGACGTTGGTCAACGGAACGTTGACGTGAAGATCGCTCTGAGTGGGGTTAGGCATCTCGTCTCACTCCTCTCAGATGGTCAGGAGAACGTTGACGAGTTCTCCAGCGTTGACGGTGGTGGACAGGGCGATACCGACGACCGCGGTGGCCCCGGCACTGGTGGCCTGGCCATCGGCGCTGACCTGGATCTTGGCCCCGGCGGTGATCGGCGCGTCGCTGACCACCTTGGAGACCCCGGCGATCGCGACCGTGGCCGCGTGGCCGGCACCCTGCGGCTTGTTCTGCATGACACCGACACAGTTGCCGCCGCCGTCACCCAGACCTACCTGGTGAACTCCGGTCACCTTCACGAAGTGGTACTGCTTGCCGCCGTGCGGATCAGGGGAGCCTGGCTGCCCCGGAACCCCGGTGTAGATGCCCAGGGACGAATCCGCGTTCAGCGTGATCGACCGTAGGCTCTCCTCGTAAGCCATCGAGCTTCCCTACCTTTCCTTCATCGATTCCGCTGCGCGAGCAGGTACTCGTCGTAGGCTTCGGGGTTCATGTCGAACATCTTGTTGACAGCCTGGGTCTCGTTGAAGTCCTGGGCCTTCCCGAAGGTGTCGTAGGCCGCAGCCTCGACCTGGCTGTAGATGTCGGCGTTGTCTCCGCCACCCTGGAACCCGGCTTCCTCGAAGAGGATCGCGCCGGCGGTCTCCAGGCACTTCGCGATCACCGCGCAGTCGTCGTAGTCCATGGTCTCGGCCATCCGGTACAGCACCGGACCGAGCTCCTCGGGCGCGACCGGGAGGTTGTACTCGGCAGCCTTGGAGATGTACTCCCGGGTCAGCCGCAGGTCCCGCTCAGCCTGAGCGGCCTTGGCGACCTGCTCGTAGCGGCCCTCCATCTCCTCGACCCGTCCCAGGGCCTTGGCGAACACCTTGTCCCGGTCCTCGTCGCTGAAGGCCTTGGAGAGCTCCTCCATCACCGACTTCGAGAACGATCCCTGGGGCTGGTGGTTCTCGAAGAACGCCGACTTCCCGACCGGAGCCAGCTCTGGCTCGTCCTCGGTCTCGTACTCGTACTCGATCTCCGGCTGGTCCTCGTCGTCCTGGACGTACTCATAGGCATTGCCCTGGTCGTCGTACACGATGTCACCGAAGTCCAGGTCGTTCTCTTCGAGGGGCTGTCCCTCCTGGTTGTAGAGCTTGGGCATCTCATCCTCCTCAGGAGCCCTCTTCGAGATCACGAACCTGGAGTACTGGTTCGCCGTTTTGTCGACTGTGGAGATCTCATCGATCTCCATGTCTGTCAGGTTGCGGATCGGTCGTGGCATCTCATCTACCTCTAGTTCTCAGTCTCACGGTGCTGTCCATTCAGTGGGCGTGGTCGATGCCGAATGCCGAGACAACATCGCGCTTGGCGTAGGGAGACCAATCACCGGTCTGCTTCCGCTTCAGCTTCCTGTGCGCGCCGGCTGCACCAGCTACCACCGCGACACCAGCCGCCGCCTTGCCACCGTGCTTGAGAGCAGGCTTCAGATGCTTGAGCGGAACTGCTGACTCACCCTGGCTACCCAGCGCGATCTTGTAGGGCTGCTTCGCACTGTTGACCCGTTCGTGGACCTCGGCCATCTCCTTGGACTTGACCTTCGAGCCCTGGTGAACGGCCTTCATTCCGTGATGCCCGGCATAGGCACCAGCAGCACCGGCACCGACCAGCGCACCGCCCTGGTAGGCCTTGGACCGCTTCTGGCGACTGCGTTCGGAGTCGAAGTTGCCGGCCGAGGGTGACCAGGCCTTCTCGATCGGCACCTCGATCGGCGGCAACGTGACCGGGTGTCCCTCCTCGCCGTAGTACCCCATCTCCAGCGGTGCCTGGTACTGCTTCTTCACGGGCTGGTTCATGGTTCTCTTCCTCGACTCAGCATTGGTGTAGGAGGCGAAGTTGAAGGAGCCGATCCCACCCAGCCCGGCACCGGTGGCCAGCAGTGG